TAACTTGACGTTTTTTCTAGCTTTCATATTATATTAAATATGGAATGCATTTGTGGTAGTAAAGTCGAACCTGCGAGAGTTGAGCTTGGTTTTAAGATCTGTAAGTCATGTGCCTTTAATGGTAGCGGAGTATCTCGTAAGAAAGGTATTATGATATATGGTCATAAGACTGGCGGTGATTGTCAGATTGTAAGTCAAGAGAACTTTGCTGATTATCGCCGCCTTAACCCATATGGAAAGTTTTCCGGACGTGGATCCGGCGTGCATGTTGTATCACCAAAAGCTAAATAATTATATGAACCCTTCAGAATTCGAAAGAACAAAACCTAGACAAACATACGCTCAAATTGATGGTATGATTAGTAAGTATCGCAACATTGTGAACGAACATACCGTAGGAGGTCAAACTCTAATTATGGAGAGTACAGACAATGCTAGACATTACCTAGCTCAAGAAGTTGTTGCTGACCTTGAACGGTTGAAGGCAGTATTTTTGACTGGTCAATGAAAAATATATATGTGTATATAGCCCTCAGTGTAATTAGCTGGGGGTTTCTTTTTCTTTTTGTATATGGGTTTTTGTGGTTACTTAGGTCTACATTCTAAGTAATATTAATTTCTTTATTTTTGTCGTAATACGAAGTTATTTTCTTTAACTCTTCTTCTAGTCTTTCTTTAATTTTATCTTTAAGTTTTTCATCTTTAAGACTGGTATTAGAGATATTAACTTTATAATCGTTGTTGAGTTTTTCTGGAAAACTAAACTTAGACAATTTATCAATAGTATCAATATAAGTTCGTTGCCCTATTGGATAAGACCAGATAAGATCTTTGTCTCCTAAGTGATAATTATAATGAGCTAACATATCGAAATAGGACATTGTTTTGTTATAGAGTTTGAATCCTTTTATCTTAGCATTATTAATGAAATACTTTTTAGGTTGTTGTAGTCTATTCGCTAAGGTAAGATAGAATGGAGTGCTCACAGCACCGACATATAACCCAGTACCTAAAACATTATCTAGTGCAAACGTCCCAGCAGCGAACGTGGTTTTTTGATACGATCTTCCATTTACAAATAGTTCCATATATCCTTTAGTAATTGATACGTTGACGAAGAAATAATTATACCCAGGATTAATTGTAGTAAGATCAAAATCAATTTCAGTTTTGACCCTAGGTATAACTCCAGATGAAGAAAATTTCGGTTTAGTTTTGAGTAAAACTTTAATACGTTTTTTGTTAGCTCCAGTGTTTCGTAAGTAATAATACGATGTAACTGATTTAGTAAGGCTGAGGTCTCCTAAGTTAAATTTACCGTAGATTTTCTTAGAGTTCAGAATTTGTAATTTGTCGTTAAGTTTTGTTAACCTAAACCCGTCTAGAAATTCTTGTATAAATAAAATATATTTTTTGTAAACACCATCCTCAAAATCACAAATAATATCCATATAAGTTTGTTGATTTGGAAGGTTGTTAATATCACAAAACTCTCGTGTACGTTTTAATTTACGATTACTATCTAATATAGAAATTATATTATTATCATGTAAGACAATAATGTTATCTTCATCGTCTATAAGTACTCCATTTACTTTAGTTTTAATACCTAGACCAGCTTTAATTTTATTGCCAGATGTTCCTTTTTGTACAAAGTTTTGAGTATTAGCTAAATTATTAAAATCGTCTTGCTTTATTGTATAAACGTTACCAGAACTATCAATACTAATTTCATTACCATAACCATTCTGGGAATCCACCTCATATACGTCAGTACCTTTATCACGTCTTACTATCTTCCCTTTTTTGCCTTTAGTGTTAGCTGATGTACTTGTTGTTACAGTGTTCGCGATATTTGTACTATAATCATAAGTAAAGAAATTACTTGAAGCAGAGACAGGGTTAAACAACACATGTAATTTATCTTCCCCAACCTCAAAATCGTCTACAATTGCATTAGTGTCTTTTAAATTTTCAATTTTGCTAATAAGATTATTATTACTATTGAATATATAAATTATATTATTTTTCCCTAATACGTAAAATTCAGAGAAGTTATCTTTTCTACCAATTGCTTTTATCTCAATTTCACTTACACCGTCCATTAATATAATCTCGTCATAGACTTCGAAATCATTATTTAAAAATAACAACTTACTCGTCTTTCCGGAACTTATATTTTTTGTTGGTAGAATAATATTCGGTGTAACGAGATCGGTGTTAAAAATACCAAAACCTTCTTCAAAGTAATTACCTAATATTTGATACGCGAAAGGTAAATTATTATCTTTAGTATGTAACCAAAAGCTAGTACTAAAGTCTCCGATGTTGTTGGTTTTTACCCTACCGAATTGTTCCCCGTTCAAAATAAGCTCATCATCGTCTAGTACTTTATCTACGGTTTGTGATACTCCTTTGTAGTTAATATATTCAATCGCAGAAGCTTCATTATATGTTGTATTATAAGCTTTAAATAAATTACTATAATCTTCTGACCCTATATGATAAACCATATAATCATTATTAGGCTCAAATGTGAGACTAGATGATACATCAAATGTTTCAGTTGTGCTAATAGGAGATGATGCAGACGTTGAAGCATCAGCTGCGGTAACAACTTTATAGTAGGACGTCGCAGATAAAGCTGCAGTAAAGTTTTTTAAATTAGGATTATAATATCTATCTACCCATTTTGTCTCTCCGTCTATATTACCAGATAACCAGCTACACAAATATGTCGGGTCAGTGTCTCCGCTATAGTTATTATTTTTTATATCCATTCGCCGCTTGAAGACTTTATCTGACATTAACGGATTGTCTCCTGGTACTGCTCCGAGGTTTTGCAATTTAGAATCTTTAATATTGAGTACAGTATATGGAGCTAATGAGCTAGGGGTGGTAAAATATGTTAGCTTATTTGGTTTAAATACAGTATCATATGTACCTACATTATATGATACCCCTATCTTATCTGTACCGGTTTGTTGATTTGTACCGGCATGGATCTTTTCATATACGCGGTTTAAATAACCAGGTTCAGAATTAAAATGGTTATTTTCTGCATAATATTCGTGTAGTGTAGCTTGGTTTTTTAAAGGAAATAAATCTGCATGTACTGTGTTTGTGTTACTGTTTTTTTGTTGAAAATAATTATAATTGTTACTATATATAAAGTAATTATTACTTACATGTTCTGTAGTAGTTGATGTGTTGAGATCAACTGTATCAGTATTAAAGGATGATGTATACTTAACAAAACTATTGGATAATGTTTTATAGTCTTTTGTTAGTTCAAATCTATTGATATCAAATATACAAGTACTAAGTTTAGTAGCGTCGTTATAAAATAAATCTATAGCAGATAGACTGAGTACATCTCCGTTATTACATAACCTACTATCCATACTCGATAGCTCTGGAGTTACGTTAGAAAGAAGTATTTTATTATCGTCTATATTATATCTAAAAGTTGGTATATTACCTGAGACAGCAGAATATGGGGTAAACCATGCAGCAGTATTTGTTGCTGAAGCAGCAGTTAAATAATATGTATTAGAGTTATATTCTTGAGTTATAATTACTCTATCTTCTGGTGGTAACGTATTTCCTGAAAGAACATCTGCATCAGTAGATTTTTTTAAAGCTATACTTGTAAGGGTGAACGTAAAAAAGAAATTAGTACTCAAATTACTAAACTCAGTAGAGGCAACAAAAGTAGAACTTATAGATGATACTCCACCTGTTGCAGTATTACCAGTATAGTTAAAAGCCTCTGTAAAGTCAGTTTTGAGATATTTTTCACCAAACTTAACTGTAGTTGTAAACGATTCTGTCGCTGCTTTTGTGTAAGGTATTTTTAACTCTAAGACAGTAGATAAAGGTTGTAACTCTGACAGTACGTACTGGGTATTGTAATTTGTTTTTTTATCTTTTGCGGCTTTATTAAAGTAGTATTGATCTACTGTTAAACCGAAGTCAAAGTTTTCTCTATATTTTCTGTATACTAGCGTGCTGTCGTGCATGTGATTATACTCGACTGGGGTAATACTTTCAGTATTAATAGAGTTAATAATCATAATTAAGAAATTTTAAATATATCTAGGGTACCTTTATTAATTGGAGAATCAGCTACTAACCGAAGGGAATCTCCAAAGTTAATTTTTGTCACTGCAGTAAAATTATTCGAAGACGACGCCTGACGGTTTAAATTAGCTGCTTGATTACTATAAATCTCGGTCGAGCCAGTACTTGTATCTTTATATATAGTAATAGTACCCGGGTGATTTCTAGTGCCTCCTTGTCCAGTACTTGCTTGTGTGAACTGACCGATTATCATAAATTTCGTTCCATCTACAAATCCTTGTTCTACATTTGGAAATGTAATTTTAAACGGATCTAAAGCAACAGTACAGTTTGTATTTGTAGTCGATGGATCTAGATCTTTTTTTGTAAATTTTACATTCCGGGAATTTTTAGTAGAACCACCGCCATGCGCTCCAGTAACAATTGCATTACATGCAGATGTTGATAAAGTAATACTGTTAAGAGCGGTGCTAGTAGTAGCTTCTAATACTGCTGCTAAGTTATCAAGTACTGTACGTAATTCATTCACTGCAGATGTATTTTGAAGAATATCAGCTGAAACAGACGCTAAGTTGGCGATAGCGTTAAAGTTAAATTTACCTAATTCTACTGTACCGCTAATTTGATCGTACTGTGTAGTTAGCCCTGGAGTTGTTCCATTGTTGAGAATTTCAAAACCAGTTACAATGTCAGTAAATGTTTCAGCTTCTCCTTCAACACCACCTTCAATTTGAGTTTGGCGGACTGAGCTAATATTATCGGGACCTACTACAAAGTCTTTAAAGGCAATCATTTTAGTACCATTGCTCGTCTCTATTAATAGTTTGTCACTATTAAGTATCTCTGTTCCAATATCAATATCTGATATATTAATAATTTCGTCTTCTATCGCCATATAATTATTTAATTCCTATTAGTAATTTACAAACGCTGTTATGGTACTTGTTTGTGTTGTTAATGTATCACAACCGTTAATATCATAAAGATCTACATAAAAATAACCACCAGATGCAAGACCCGTTATAGATGTACCGCAACCTGTAGCTACATTAGTAAAATGATAATCCCCTAAAGATACTCTTGTTCCAACGATATCTATTAACGGTATAGTTATCGTTTTAGTCGATAAGTCTATATCTTTTATAAAATCTCCACAATTCCATGTTAAGAAACCGCTTAGGTGGGTAAAACCAGAATTTGCTGTTAATGGTATATAAAATAAAGCAGGATTATTAGGTAAAACAACAGCTCCGTTAGTACTTGGATCTGCAGCTCTTGTTCTATACTTCAGAGATATTGATCCATTACTCTTAGGTAACCCGGTATTTGGGTTTAGTAAATCTCCTATTTGAACTTGTACTGCATTTGTAGTGTTAGAATTTGATGCTTTTGTCTGTACATACTCAGTAGTAAAACCAACGTTAAATGTTTCAGCACTTACTCCTTGACTTGTGGATAAACTAGGATCATACGGGGCATTACTATTAGTTTCAATATCAAGTAAGCTCAAGCCCAGTACTTCTGGGTTTTTATTTATAAATGTTAAAAGTAATTTTTCGTCGTTATTGTCATCACTAAAATAGTCGGTTTTTAATAAGTTTACGTTATCATACTTTACTATTGGTGCTTTATAAACAGTAAACTTCAAGTCTATAACATCAACTTCTTGATCGTCTCTGTATAATGTAAAATAAACATGTCTTTTCGCGGCATCGGTAAAATCACTTTCTATAACATGAGAGAATGTATCAGCAGATAAAGTAGGTATACCTGTAGCAGATAATGGTCTAGTAATCACTAATTCTTCACCATCGTCAAAATCTACAATTACTTTGTTAACACGAAAATTACCACCAGCCTTGTCATCATACGCACTTAACCCTCCTAAATCAAACGTGACATTATTAGTACCAGTGATAGACTGAGACTTAGTCTTCGTTCCTCCGAACGGACTTGGTGTTGCTGATACTGTGTATGTTGTTGTATTCATTATCCTCCTTGCCTTTCAGTATACGTTAACCAACTCTCTACATCTGTTAATTCTGTTAGATATTTCGTAATACCAGTTTTTGTCCATTCAATTTGGGTTTTACCGTCAGCTTGGTATCTTATACCTCCTGGTGATTTATAATGCTTTTGATCGTTATTATACCGTACTTCAATCCATCCACTACCGTATTCAATCACTTTCTCTGGCGCATAACCACCATATGCCTCTTGAGCACTATCACTTTCAACAATATATCTCTCTTCTTTGGGTTCACCAAGATTAGGAAAGCCTCCTGAGTCTTCATCTGGTGGTGTTTCTCCTAGCAGTATACAAACTCCTTCCTGATCTGCTGATCGAGGTTCGTAAAACACATTAGCATCCTCTACTGATCCTCTAGCTATAAACAGCCAATCATTACCGGAGGTTGGATGAAGATCATAATCATGATCATTTCCTTGACGATCTTCATCAGCTCGAAGAGCTAGTTCCCAAACTTTAGTATAATTACCTATATTTTCAAAATCTTCAGTAATTGCATCAATAAAGCGTTGGTTAATTATCTCAATATCTCTTTCATAATACACAAATGTATCAGATATTGTATTATATTGCCTTGTTCTAATATAAACAATATAACTTACCTCTACACCATTATGAGTATATGTAATGCTAGAGTAACCGCCCGGGCTAACTCTAGTTTTATGTAATTGAAATGCTGGAGCATAACCAGTAGTATTCGATGTTGCTTTCGTCCAACATATAGCTTGGAAACCAGATCTTGTTTTTGGTAATATAGACGGTAAGTCTTCTACCGGGCTCACTATATCTTGTACTGTTATTTGGTCAATTTCTTGAGTACTTCTCACTATCGGCGCGCCGCCTATTTCCGGTATAAGGTCTCCTCTTTCTGTAGCTTGTATAACTTTATCTATTGTTCCGGGTCTTATACCTGTGTATGTAACATCTACTTCTTCTTCTATAATATCAGGATTATTGTCTGAGCATAAAGTAATTTCAGAAGTATTTGTTTCTTCATATATATCATTCGCAATACCAGCTTTAGCTGGTACCACCATTTCGATATTTACATTTTCATTAGATTCAACATTTAGTAATCGTTTACGTAAATTCTCTGAAGATTGATTAATATAATCAATTCTATTTTTTGTTTCTTCTTCTACCTTTTCTTTTTGATCCCACGGGTTATGTACCTTTACTCCTTTGACTTCAAATGAATGTAGTTCAAATTGACTAGTTTTAGTACTTGTAGTAAATGACAACCCTACATTAAGTAACGGGTAGTTTACATCTGTAGGGTCAATATTAAAACCTGACCAAGGATCATATTCATTCCCTGCGCCAGTTCCTCCAACTTTGTTGAGACGCAAATCTAAAATTGTATTATAATCCGTACTTGATGTAAGTTTATGATATACAGTCAATCTTTTGCCTTTATTAGATAAATCTACTCTGTAGTCTACAAATACTGCATTAGATGCAGATGTATGTAACGGTATACTTGTCGCTCCAGGCACATCAGCTAATTCTACTGCAGATAAAACTTTACAGTCTGTAAATCTATTGCCTCTTATAGCTACTGAGCATGGTTTTGCAGTATAACTATCACCGTTATACCAACCGGGCTTATCTTCTGATGTAGAGGCGAAATTACCACCAATATCAAAACCTACCCCTAAGAAACTATTTGCGGGTTCTCCGTCTCCAATATTCGCTCCACTATCCATCCCGGTATACGGATTCCAGTTATCTCGTTCAAATAAACCTACTGTTGTTTGCGCAGAACCAGCTACCTCTACTACATTAAATTCCGCTGGACTATAACCGAGGGTTGTTGCGACTCCATTAGGTACAACATATGATTTGTTGTCTGGTTGTTTAAAGAAATAAACACAAAAACCTTCGCCCGCGCCCGTAGGGCTGTATTGCTGACACCACCTTGATGCATCTCCTCCTACAGATTGAGTACTACCGTACGCAGTCGGACTAGTAGTGTTAAATGATCTAGCTCGGAACTCTACTCGTATTGTATGTTCTGGATCAAAAGCCACATACTTAGGGTTAACAGTAATATAACTACCCCCGAACATAAACGGAAACAATTGATTACCAGTAAGAGCAGTATTTGCGCATAAATTATCGTCGAGTATAGAATTAAAGCTAAGCGCGCTAGTACTTTCAACATAGGTAGGACCAATCATATAGTTAGGAGATCTCTCAACTTCTTGACCGTCGGCTGGATTAAACCATGATGAGCTTTTATTACGTACTGTATTACCACCCATATATAAATCAGAATTTAAATAACCACTATCAAAAGTAAACCGACCGTTGGACGCTGAAAGAGAATTTTGCGGTAAAAGAGATTTAGCTTTTAATAGATGAAATCTATTATCTACGTTTTCAAAAATGTAATTGTTAATAACAAGCCCGTCAACATCACTCGCAAATCGACCTAAAAATGTAACTGAGTATCTAGATGTATCTCTATTAAAATTAATTAACGGTTTAGTTATTGAATTAAAATTTAAGTCTTCTATAGGGCACTCTGGAGTAAGATTGTACAAGTCTGAATTTTCATCAGTTTCAAATGTTTCGAGGTTCGCTGGATATACTGTCTGTTTGTAGTTTGTGTCTTTATCTATTTTATAAATTATAGGTAACGCACCATATATAGTATCCCCAGTCTCGCATCTAGCTGCTGTAATAGCGCTAACAGTACAAACGAACATTTCTTTCGTTTCATCATTATAAAATATGTCTGACTGTTTGTTGCTAAAAGGCATATAATTATTTACTAAGTTATTATAGATTTCGACCCAGCCGCGGTTTTAAATGCCCCATCATCGAATGTATATCTTTCAGTTAATGTTTCTGTGTTAGTTTGTATATAAATTGTATCTTCAATAATATCAAAATCTTGTATCTTGCTAGAGTTATAAATTCTGCCTTTAGTAGCGGCGCCGTGTTTGTTAAACACGGCGGACATTGCTTGCTTTAAAGTTAATACTTCCTGGTTATGGATGTTACGAATAAACACTTCTCCAAATTCTTCGAATTGTTGTTCAAATAATTGATACTTCGTTGCAGTAGGTTGATTTAAACTTGCAGATTCGTACGTAGTAGTAATGTTGGAATATATTTGAGTAGAATCTATAGTATGAAACTCAACTGTTGTTTCTTGGAAATAGTTTTTAACTAAATCTCTAGATGTTCCTGGGTGATTTTTAAATGGACCACCATCTATAGCTGATACTGCAGAAACTGAACCACAAGATAAAGCTACTGTATGTAGTTCTGAGCATGGGAAAGCTGTGTTGGTTTGATTTTCAGTACCACCATACACATGGAAATCGGTTAGCGGAGCTGCAAATCCCTCAGCACTAGCTCCTGTACAAACTGATGTATCGCTATAAATGAATGTATCATACATTCCTGTAACACTACTAAACAACGTACCGCTAGATTCATATTCAGCTGCAGAAATGGCAGATAAAAGAGAGTTAAAATACAAACCGTCATAATACTCAGCTGCAGTTATACAGCTTGTATCTGTTGTAGAAGACTCTTCACTTATATATGATGTTCCTGCTTTTCTCTTTGGGTGTACCGACTTAACAAAGTAAAACTCATTACCATATACGTCACTCCGTAATTTGACCCCAGTCTTATTAGTTATTAATAGATCCTCTAAGCGTTTATTTTCCGGATATACGTTAAGTACGCTGATTGGATATGTATCAGTATTTTTCCAATCTAAATGCTCTGGAGCATCTTCCCAAAAACTAATACTATCTTCTCTTTTATTAATACCAGCTGTAGAATATTCTAAACTATTTTCTTGACTCTGGTAACCATAATTTCGCGCAACCTTATTGTTATAAAAATCAATTGAATCTGACACTCCCGGGTTCTTTAGAGTTTTAACTCTTGATTTAAAGATTAGCGGGGCTCGTTGTTTAATTTTAATATTTCGTAAAATATTATTATCTTTATCCTTTATATAACCGACTGCTTTTAACCCGGGTTCGTATTGATGTGGGTTCGGAACAATATACTCTCTACTATTAAAGGCAGACAAATCTATATTAAATGTTAACCCGAAAGAATTAAAATTATTTACCCCTGTGTTTTTGTATGATAATTGAAAAGGAAATATATTGGTATTTTTTTCGTTTACAATACCTCCAAATAAATTAGGACCATAACGTTGGGTTAAATTATTTGTTGGGTTAACATTATCATATAATACATCTAAACTTGCGTTATTTTTATTTCCGGAAAGTCTATAAATATCGTTCGCTAGATATTTTTTAATTAAATCTTTTTCAATTGTAAATTTTAGGTTTTCTAAATTTTTAATCTCGCTACGAAAATATCTATTTGGTAATCGCTCATAATTAGAAAACGGATCATTTATACCTAACAATGATGTAGGTGTTGAAGCGTTATTCGTCTCTACTTTACATTTTTTCCCGTCTTTATTAATAGTAATTAACTGAAATATATTATTTGATTTAGATTCCCTTAAGACTCTATTATTGAGATTATCAGCTAAATCTTTATCTATAGGATGTATTTTATAAATAAAGTCATCAGATATATAATTATCTATAGTAACTTCAATATCGTTTGCTATTTTAGCTAAATTGATATCAGTTACTAGAGTATCTGTATTTTTTGTAATAAAATCTTTATTACTTAACAACTTAGCTATATAGTTTTTTATGTACTTTTTAACACCAGCTTTAGAGGTTTTTAGTTTATTTTTTGTAGTACTAAATTTTACTTCATCTCTTAGCTCCTTTATATTTAGTAATTGATTTCTTACTATTTGTACGAAGTAATGAACTCCTAACTCAAGTTCATATATATCATCAGTATCAAGCTCGTTTAAAAATCTACGTACTTTACTGTCTAATGTATCTAAAGAAAGATTTTTGACAAACTGGATATATATTGACCTAGTGTAGTTATTTTTTGTATTTGTTTTTGCTTGTTTAGCATCTTTCCAATCAACTAAGTAGTTATTATACAATATAGAGAGCTCTGGTGCGTTCGAATTCTCTGTATAGTATTGCTTCCATTCAATAAAAGGTAGAGGGTTAGTTGTATTTAAATCAATTGTCATATACTAAAGCCTTTCCTTATTTGGTAATCTAAGTTTTTATACATTATACCATTGTCGTTTGTCCAATCCCCGTCAATAGAAGAAGCGGTACGAGAAATTGTTGTATTATTGTTGCTGTAATCAATAAGGTTATTTTTTAAATTTTTTATAACTGATGTCGGGTCAGTTGTCGTATAAGGATAAAAATCATATAAAGCTGACAAACCACTCGCTCCTGATACTGTAGTATCTAACTCCCACCCCCAATTGCTATATAGGTTATAAGCTGAAAGAGCATACTCTGTAGATTCTCCTGAAGATGTACCGTCGACATTTTTCGTCGCGACTTTTTGAGGTTTTATAACTAAAAATTCATTATTAAATTTTTGCCTAGCGACAAAATTAGTATAAGCAGTTACAGTGTATGTTACTGCGGTAATAGGTTCATTAAAGTTAACATTTATACCATCAGCAGACGATGTATAAAAATTAGAATTTAAATTCTCAGTATGACGCTCATAATCTCCAAGTAGTTTGGATATTTTTATACTAAATGTATCGTATAATCTTTTGAGATCAGATGGTGGTTCAGGTAATATTATATCTATATCTTCATTAAAGATGTCATAAAAAGATTGTAGTTGATCAATTTTACACAAATCGACATCGCTATGATTGTTAACAAAATTAGCTATCTTTGAAAATACTGTCTTACCGAATGTTGTTGGACTAGAGCTTGCTTCCCCAACAAAAGAAGTAAAAATACCGTCAAATAAATTATCATATTCATGCATGAATGATTGAAACCTATAACTTTTTATTACTTGAGAATAATCAATATCTTCATTTTGTAAATAAAACTCTGTATCGTTAGTTGATGGGTATACAGTGAATGTATACGAGCCTGTATAATGTTGCGACCCGGTTCCTATACAACCACCTACACTACCGAAACCAGAAAACGCAGCAGTACCGGCGTCAAGGGAACTAATATGCGCAGAAATATTTAACGTCCATGTACCAGCGCTCAACGGATCAACATTCAAATACAAAAAGCTACTCAACTCTGTATTACTGGTAGAATTGTTATATGGGAATTTACTTGTACTTATACTACTAACATTTGATGTGTGTAAGTGTCCACCACTTGACCAATTAACATAGAATGTGTTATCTGTACCTGTAAGATTTCCTAACACACCAGTAGTGTCTCTCAAAAATATAGGGTAATGTTTAAGTATATTTTTATTTTTGTCTTGAACTCCAATAAAGACTTGGAATTTATCTCCTTGTCTTTTATAATTAATAGCGGACATTTCTTTCATACCTGTCGACGTGAAAGAAAATAAGTCAGTAAAGTCAGGAGCTGGTTTAGTTATTTTTACAAATATTCCAGAGTAATTTTTTAACGCGATTCCTCCAGTCTCTAACCACGGTTGTTTACTTGCATTTATATCAGAAATTATATCATCAACGTAAAAGTTTTTAACTCGATGCTTACTTGTATCTAACTTAACGAGAAGTTGTACCCCTGGGTTAGTATTTGGGGTATCATCAACATAACCTAGTTTAATATTATTCGCAGTCGTATACGATACCCCAGTGAGAGAAGTTACTGTACCTGTTACTGTATACGAATTGACTCCTGTTAGTCGTTCTGTTGTAGAACCGAGCATATAGGTATTAATACCTACTGAGTTAAATTCTTCTATGTAATCTTCTTGTACAAGTTTTATAGTACTGTTACTCGGATCTATTGCGTAGTTTAATGGGGTAAGGTTTACCTGCGCTCCTTCCGATGTTATTAATTCTTCTTTATCGTTACTATAATTATAAAACGCATTATATGGTAACAAGTGCGCATATTTATGTCTCGTATCATATACTTTCGATTTACTACCACTAGCCGCGACAAATAAGGTATACTCGTTTGTATCAATAGTGTCTTGCCATGAGGTGTCTACCTTTAAAGTAAAATCTACTACCGATCCAGCTGGAATTAACTCTCCCGATATACTATCTACATTAGAGTTAGAAGATTCAATAGAAGTTTCGATATAATTATATACTGATACTGTTTCAGTGAGGGTATTAAAATATGCGTTACCATCTAGATCATAGTAATATAATGTTACAGTATAATTTCCAGGAACATTGTACGTATGAGTTGTTGTTGGAGTGTTTTTCGCGCTCAACGTATTACCATCTCCAAAATCCCAAACAGCAAGCATTGAAGAAACCGGAGGATCAATTAGCTCATTTATAGAGGTTGTGGCGCCAGTTAATTTAGATGTAAATGTGAACTCAGTTATTCGAGTAAAACCACTATGGGTAGCAGAAAGGCTATGAGAGTTATTTACAGGTGAAGGTACCGACCCGGAAGTATTTACCGTGAGAGAAATCGGTACTGGCACACTTAATGGACATTTTTGTTCGACGCTCATTAATATTCTACAACACGTTTATTAGTTACTAACGATTTTATAATAATCTTATTTTTAAAAGCTGTTGGATTTTCGATATATGGTATTTGGTATGGTTTTAGGGTACATCTTGTATCAAATACTTTTTTGTCTTTACCATTGTAAATTGGATTAAAAAGACAAAACGACAAACCAGGTATAGGGAAATCGGGATTATCAGTTCGTAAAGTTTCAATTGTTTCTATACCTTGTATTTTTTCAATTTCATTATTTAAGAATCTTACATCAATAGTATCTCCTAATTTAAGATTATTAATGTACGTTGTAATTGTATTGTATACTTTACTTTTTATATCCTCCTCATTAATTAACGCTCTAGCTTGTTTGGTAATCACTAACCGAGTATTGTCTTTATATCTTAGTTTATTTGGTTCACCAGAAAATTTAAGAGATAAATCTAAGTTTAAGTAAACAGGATCTATAAATGCAATTTCACTATTGAGTAATTTATAATCAGCAATCTCAGCGCGTATTTTCTCCTTTAAAGCATTTGATAGATAATTAGATCTAGTCACTACCGATTTATTCTTACGTAAGTTAGGTACTATTGTCAAATATATATTATTAGCATCTGAACTATCAGCAAAATAGTACTGGTTAAAAAGTGCGTTAGTTTCTAAACTATAATCAGTGAGACCTAATTCATTATTTAAATATACCAGATAATCATTAGTATAATCACTATTGTTTTGAACAGTAACATCATACACTAAATTTTTGTAATTGCGTTCTATAAAACTTTTATAATCAGCTTTTGTTGTAAGTTTATATTCTGAACTAAAGAATTTAGGAGCATTTTGTTTGATATCTTCCAATGTTTCTTCTTCTCCAAAATCAGTACTATCTTCTGTATTACTCACAGATGTGTTTAACACTGTTTCAATTGTTAAGAAATTAAGGGAAGAGTCTTTGGTGTCTGTAAGAATATTATCAAATTGGGAAGAGTTGTATATGTTGAGAGAGTTACTATTAAATGTGTTTTTTGTTACCTTACCATCTGTCCCGGATGACTTAAGATAGTAAATCGCAACTTGATCTCCTTGATTTAATTTTCTACCATTAACACTATTACCAAATTTTAATTCATAATTTTTATTTTCATTATATCTGATTTCGAAACTTCTATCATTTGGTTTAGAGAGATATATTGCCGGGACTCTTGACCATTCATACCATTTATTTTCAGCATTAACTTCTTTTACATAAACAAAAATATTAAAGTGATCAATTACAGTGTTACTACCAGGTAATAAATTTACTACTTCAAACTTCTCTCCTATTGGGTTAACAATAGGATATTCTTGAAGAGAACCTTCATACATTAATTGGTTTCCAATCGCAGTTAATGTTTCTGTATTAGATGTTGTTTTTTCGAACGTAACGTCTCTAGTAAATGTAAATGTTTTACCCTGGTTGCTAGCAAATGTAAATTTAGGTATAGTATAATAACCAGCAGATAAGTCTGATGTACCATTAATTTGTACTGGGAGAACAGCTGTTTGTTTACCTACTGGTTTGTAATCTATAAGTTTAACAATTCGGTTAATATTTTCATACAACTCAACATCATTAAAATTACTTTCTGAACTTGTTTGATTTAAATAAAACAGTAATGTGTGATAGGAGTATGCAATTATGTCTATAAGCGCAGAAATATTACTACCCTCAAAGTTTTGATCTGTAAAGTTTATCGTAGAGTCATTGTTGATTCTATCGATGATTAAATCTCTCAGACTTTGCGCATCAAAGCCAGTATATGCGTTTGTCGGTAGATTAAATTCTGTAAAGTTTGCCATAATTATGAGTAATTAAATCCGTGTGTTGTTAATAAACCAGTAGCGGTACCTTTTTTATTATTTAGCGAAGGAATCGTGATTGAAATGGTAATTTTGTATTCATTATTATCTGTTCTTGCTACAACAGTTACCTCATTCACTACAATACGTGGTTCGTATAACGATAACTCTTCATGTATTGTTTGACCAATTGTTTGTCCATTCTCTTTAGAAATATTTTCAAATAAGTATTGTTCTAGGTCTAAACCAAACGTCGGGTTTAATATTTTCTGCCCTTTTTTTGTATTAAAAATATTACGAATAGAGTTATAAATAGCCTTTTCATCGTAATCAATTTTAAGATCTTGCTTATTCCTTGAAACCCCGGTTGGTTTATCAGGGGTTTTGGCATCTAAATTAATATCTAAATGTAAATCAGCATAAGAATACGAGCGAAAGCTACTATTATTCTTTACATCTTTTAGTATATCTAATTTAAGAGCCATGTATAATTATTTAATTTAAAATGGCTAAAAACAATAAATAATTTAAATGAGTAAATTCGATACTATATTTGAGACGCAAATTGGTAGATTCATCAAATCCGGTCCTATTGCTGGAGATTATGTTAAGTTTGCCAGTAATATGAAATCTTCTGATTGGTACTCAGGACTAGACGAGGCTCGGAAAGCTTATGTTGACGAGATTGTTACTGTTGCTGAAGAAGGGAAACCTTTAATGTTATCAACAATTAAAAAATCAGTATATGAGACTGAGACAACAGATAGTGAAAAACAACTCGCGGATATCGCAGTAGAAATTTCTCCAGGGTTTTATGCACAAAATCTAACTATACCAATGGAGCTTTTAGAGTTTGCGATATCATCTGCTGATGCTAGAGGTACTCAGAAAGATCCGACTAATGACGCGGATCATAAAGTAACCTTAAAACCTGAAGAAGCAGAAGCAAAAGCAGCAGATGTTGGACAACCAACACATATACCTAACGGGGATTATAAGTTAACGACTGCGACGTATTTAAACGCGTAATTCTAACATACAAGAATAGAAGTTGATCTCCTGATCAATACACTGACTATTCTGATAAAAATATCTAGAGACTGTAATTAAACAGTCTCTTTTTTTATCTTCGTTCATCGTATATTCATATAAGAAGTCAAATAGCTTCTTAAACAACATATCATAGTCATTATTAAACAATGCTTCATTCTCAATAATGTACTTACGTATCTTCATATATTGCTTACTTGGT